TGAAAAACCCAAGAAAATCAAAGGCGTCAAATGAGCCGCACTTCTTAAAATCCGGAGCCATTGGCGTCCGGGTTCGAGTCCCGGCTCGGGCATTCAAAGACTTACGCCATACTTGCTGAATCTTTCAAGATGACTGTGACGCCATAGGGACACCCCGGCAGAGGCGAAATATGGGAATGTTCGATTACGTGCGCTGTAAATACCCTCTTCCGGACGGGGCGCCGACCGATGGGTATCAGAGCAAGGACACGCCGGCTCAGTATCTTGAGCATTACGAGATCCGCGAGGACGGCAGCCTATGGGGGGAGGAATACGACATTGAAGATCGAAGCGATCCGACCAAGACGGGACTGGCTCGCGGGGGGCGCATGACCCGAGTGAATCGGCGAGCGGTGCCGTGCGATTACTCAGGGCAAATCCATTTTTACCACGACGAGTGGGACTTCTTGGCGTTATTTGTCCGAGGGCGCATGCAGGCATTGCGGAACACGACCGACCCGGACAACCCGGTCGAGATCGCCGTCACTGAGGCGGCGGGCAAGGTGGAGAGATGTTGACGTTGGGTTGCCGGGTTTGGCATGTAGCTGTTGCGACGCCGCAGAAAATCCGCCATCAAGTCATTCATGCTCTACCACCCATAACCCTTCAAGCATTGCCGCACAGTTGACGCATTCCACCAAGCCATCGGACCAGCACCGCAACAGGCTGTTGCCGCACTCGCAGAAGTAGACGCTGGCTTCGCGGTCCTGCCGTTTCCGACGCTCTTCCTCAAGGTCGATAGGCTCGTCCATACATTCCCCTTGACATTACGCACTAGTGCGCTATCTTGACATCACATACACGGGAGAGCGCACATGGAAAACACTCAAAAGCCGACCGTCATCACCAGTGGGGTTTTTCATTCCATTGAACAAGCGAAGCAGGCCGCCGCTGCATGGAAAAGCCCTGACTTCATGCCGTCTATAAAGGGCAAGCGATTTGCCAGCATTTTTCCGCGAGAGGTCCGCGCGGGCGGCGTTCGAATGAAAGTATTCGCGGTGGTGTTCAAGGCCCAAAGCGATGCCGCGTAAATCAGCGCAAATAGAGGAACCCATGCACACCATCAAGAAAGACAGCGACACCGGCCTCTGGCACATTGAGAGTGGGCGCTATGCCTGCATGGCGGCCTGCGGCTTTGAGTCACGCGCCCTTGCTCTGAAATTCATTCAGTTGTGCGCCGAGCATGACGAGAATCCGGAAGGCCGCCCGCGTGTGCGGATCGGTCGTAAGGCCATTGCAGATGCTCTTGGTGCGGAGTGGTACACCGTTGCCGCGTAAGCCCTCAGAGGCCGTGCAGCGCGCCCTTGCTCTGATCGAGCAGGGCGTGCCGCCTTACCGGGCCGCACTGACCTGCGGCCTGAGTCCGTCCACCGTGTACCGTGCGCGCAAGGCCCGCAGAAACACCACGCCGTCCTCTGGATGCTCGAAGTCGTAATGCCGGCCTGACGCGGGGTCGAAAACGGTCAAAACGCTTGCGCCGTGCTCTTGGGGGAAGTGGCCTAGCTTTTCGGCGTGGCTGTCAATGAACTTGTAGCCACGGGTGCGAATCAGGCTGTAACTAAAGCCCCGCTCCGCTGACTCCTCCCGGTACAAGGCCCAGTTATGCCGGTGCCCACACACGTACACGTCGGCCGCTTCTTTCATAGCCGCCGCCTTCTTCGGCCCGTGCAGCGGGTTCCACATGCTGTTTCCGGGGAAGTCATGCGCCGCCCAGATACGGAATTCCTGCCCGTTGGGACAGGCCAGCACGAACTGCGCGCCCCATTCTTCAAAGGCAATGGCCTTGCCGCCCACTTCCCGCGTCCATTCGGCGGACGTGTGCCCTTCCCATGCGTCGTGGTTGCCGAATAGCCAGACGAGCCACCGGATGCCGGAACCCTTCAAGAACCACCGCGCCAGCTTCCGCGCCGTTTCGACACTGGTGTCGGAATGGGCATACAGCCGTATGAGGCGGCTCGCATGCGGCCAGTTGTCCAAGGTGTCGCCGATGTTGACGCTGTAAACCCCCGGCTCGCTGGCCAGCTCGGCGTGCGCCTTGAGCATGGGCCAGTTGGTGCCGGCGTTGTCCAAGTGCGGATCGCCCCACCACATGATTGCAAACGGTTCGCTCGACGGCATTTCGATTCGAAACCATTTTTTCGCCTGTTTATGCTCTGCGCGCTTACTGTAGCGCCGGCACATCAGGTCGATGATTTCATCGTCCGGAATATCGTCGTCTGGGAGGTCTGGCAGGGTTGGCTCTTCGGGCCTTGTCTCGTTCCCTACCCGATGCTTCATCGCGTCGGTGACAAGTTTTTTCTTCGACCGCAGCGGGATGTGCCCGCCGATGCCATAACGCTGCTGCCCACTGATGATGCGATGCTCAACTCGCCGCCTGTCCACGCCTTCAACCCTTGCGACCTCGGCGATGGCGGAAGGCATTTGCCCGTTAAGCTTGAAGCCGCGCTTTATGGCGTCGTCAATCAGGGCGATGGTGCGCTCGATTTCCTGCCTGCTCAACGGCTTCTGCGGCATTACCGAGCCACCCCCTTCAGTTTTTCAGCCGTCCTAAGCCCGCCCAAGCCCAACAAACCGCAAAGCAGCACCAACAGGTCGCCCAGTTCGACTTCAGGAATCGGCGTGTCGGCACCCGTCATCAGCAAAAGCCAACTGGCAAACGGCCTGCCGATGTAATGCCAAGCCAAGGCACTGCCGCACACCCATCCGATGAAGGGTCGCCAGCGGGAAGTAAACGGGTCGCTGCTTCCGGCCTCCACCTTGTTGACCTCGGTCTGCATCCGCGCCTGCTCAAGGTCAGCGTCCAGGCGCTTCCACTCGTCCTCGCGCTTGAGCTTCTCTATGGCCAGCAGGGCTTCCGCCTTTTGAGCGGGGTCCGGCCAACTTCTGTCAATCACCTTACCGATAAGCGTGGCGATTGCGTCGGCAATCATTTGAAGAAACCCACAAACCCGGCGATTTTGGCCATCAAAGCCCCCGCAGCACCGGCAGCGCCGCCCACCAGCATCAGCGTTTTCCAGCCGCCCCTTGCTTCGGCTAACACGCGGCGTATTTCGGTTAGCTCACGGCGCATTTCACGCATTTCGTATTCCAGCGTGCCGATTTTCGCCCCATGCTCACCGATCTGCTGGTAGATTTCATCGCTCACTGTCAGCGCCTCCCACATGCTGATGGGCGCGGTGCGGAATAACAGCGCCGGTTTGATGGCTTGTCCGAATGTCAGTTTTTCGGCGTCCATGCCGGCTTATTGTCCTCATGCCCTGCCACCGTGGCGGATTGAGAAATGCCCAGGATCTACAGGCCGGGTAAACCGCCCGCCCCACGCGCAATCCGGGGCTAGGCTTTCCCAATACTCACCAAGCAGGCGGATTTCATCGGCGCTTTGCAGCCACTTGCCGCCGCGAAACACGTTGAAATCCACGGCCAGTCGCTCAGTGTGCAGGCTGTTGGCAATGCCTAGTCCACGCTCCGCATTTAGCTTGGCCTGCTCAGGTGTCCGCCACAGCTCGCCGGAAGTGAGTTCAAACCCGTGGGCGTATGCGTATTCGATGAGCAGGCCCATCAAGCGCACGAAGCGGCTTTGCTTCTGCCTAAGTGTTTCGGCCATTGAGGCTTCCGATACCCATTGCGCCGACCTGGCGGGCCGCCGTCATCGGGTTTGCAAACTGCTTGGCTACATTCGCCGCAGCCTGCACAGGGGCTTTCAGGGCATTGATGCCGGGAAGCTTGACTGAAGGAGCCACAGCGGAGCCAAGGCCGCCCAAGGCCGCGCCAACCGGGCCACCCGTGATTCCACCAAGCGCCGTGCCGGTTGCGATTTTCGCCAGTCCTGCGCCGGGAATGGCCATCATTGCGAGGCCGGGAATCAGCGCGCCCAAACCACCTGAAAGCATGCCGGATGCGTTGGCGCGTTTCGTGTCGGCGTCTTTCCAGCTTCCGAAATTCCGTAAGGCGTCGGCGTACTGAGTACCGCTGGCCATGTTGCTGAGGGCCTGCTGGTATCCAGCATTCCCAGTTCCGGCCTGCCGCGCCATATACCCGGCAAATTCCTGCACCGGCTTTGCCTGCTGCTGTAGGGCTGCAAACTGCCGCGCATCTCGAGATTGCGGGGCCAGTCCACGCAGCGCGGTCTGTCGGGCGATATTCGGGTTTTGAGCCTGCATCTGCCGCATCTGCTGGAATGCAGGCATGGCGGCGTTGACGTTGTTGGAATAGCCCTGCGCCATGCTCTGAGCAGGGCCGAATTGGGACATGGGGCGCGACATGGCGTTGAGGTTGGGTATGTTCACCACTGCACCGCCTGCACGGCTTCGATGGTGGTAGCCGCGTCAATGGCATTTTTCAACTGCGCTTGCTTGGCCCACATGATCTGCTGAGCCTGAAACACCGCCGCGCCCATCTGCGTGAGCTGCGCGATGGTAAGCGTCCTGTCCTTGTTGTCGGCGGTACGCCAAGGAATGGAGGGCGGGGTTGGAATGCCAATGGCTGCGGCTTCGCGCACCATGCTTAAAGCGTTGGCGATTCGGGCGCTGGTGGCTTCGTCGGCGTCCCAAGTGTCGCCGCCCCACTGGGCGTTCAAGGCCAATAAAGCCGCGTTGCGGGCTTGAGTGATAGCTTCTGAGCGTTCCGCTTTTCTTTCCTGCAACGTGACTTGAGGGACGCCACTTTTCCAGTCGGTGATGTCGGCGGCATCTGACAGGGTTACGGGCTCGCCGTTGATGTAAACGCGAATCATGATTTCTTGACCCCGTATATCGCGAAGTTGCCGCTAATGGTCCCGGTGGACGGAAGCAGGCGAAAAGCATTAGCAGTTCCCGTCACCGCGCCCCAGTGATGCAGGAACCCCTGCGAAACCCCTGCTGCAAAAAAATGCACGCCGCCCGCAAATGTCGAAATGGACGCAATATCAATGTAAGAACTCAGGCCCGACTCATAAGCGCTAGTGAAGCCGGTTCCAAGCACCATCCGGGCATCGCCTGCGGACGCGGAAATAAGTGAATTCAAGCCGTTTGATGTAGAGAGAGCGCCCCATCGGGCATGCACGTTTGAAGTTCCTGCAATCCATGTTGAGCCGTTATCGGTTGAAAACTGCGCCCACAGGTCGGCGGTGGTTGAAAGCGACAGGTCGTTACCCGTCACCATGTAGCGGTCGTAAGTTGATGTGAGGATGCTTGAGCCCCACGACACCGCGCTGGCAGCACTGGCGACGGTGCGGTTCAGCAGCACCAAGCTTGCGCCCTGCCTGCTAGGCAGTGCCTGATGGCCAAGGACGTGAAACCGCGTCCCGTCGTACACCACGGACGCCGGGGCGCCAGCCACCAATTCCCCGCCGACGCAGGCCGCGCCGAAAGCGAAAACGTCTTTAGGGCCAGCGATGCCGCTAACCTGAAGCGTCGTCGCGCCTGTATTCGTGGACGCCGGGACAAAGTTGAAAACCTGTCCTGCGGCATAGGCCGGAATGGCGGGCGTCGCGGAAGCCTGAATAGCATTGGCGGTGCCTACGATGCTTGTCAGCCACGCCGCCGCGTTGTCCTGCACCTGCCCCAGATTCGCCGCGTCCGTCCTGGCGGTGCCATTGGCCAGACTAGTGAGCCGGTTGCTGCCCATGCTCAGATTGGCCGACGCTGCGCCCTTCCCGGAGCGGGAAAGGCTGTCGGTTAGCTCCGTGGCAAGGTCCGACGTGAGGGCGTTAAACGTCGACGCGCTGATAACCGAGCCAGAAACTACCGGCTGGCCGGAGGGCAGGCTGTAATTGCCCGAGCCGTCTCGTGACATGATTTATTCCTGTGCTAGGATTGTGGAAACGCGAGGGATTGCAATGCAAAACTGGCAGCTTGCCCTGCTTATCAAGCCTTTCGGAATTCTGGCCTTCTGGCTTGTCGCCGCCGTCATCGCCCGCCTTGTCATGCGGATGATTCCCGATGGCAAAATCAAACGCCTACTGTCCCGCCGCGTAGGCCCCTGAGCCGACCGCCGTCGCCGGGAGGGCGTAGCGGTACAGGGACTGTGCAAGTTGCGCCTGCTGGCTTGGCTGTAGCCGCTGCATCATCTGCGCGGCGGTCTGCGGGTTCATCAGGGCTTCGACAAGGCGCTGCTGGATGGCCTCTTCTGCCGGTCTGGCAATGGCGCTGATACCCCGCCCCACGGATTGAGACAGCACTGATTCCGCCCAAGACTGGGGCAGGCCAAGCGGGCCGATGACTTGGCGCATGATGTTCTGCGATGCCAAGTTCTGAGCCGTGTTGGAGCCCGCGGGCCGCGTGGCGTCAATGGTTGCCCGCCTTGCCAAAAACTCCTGCACGTCGTCCAGCGTCTGCATCTGCGCGGGGTCTAGTACATTGGCCATCGTTGCGCCCTTGAAGCCCGTGGCCCGCTTGGCGAACTCATCGCCAGAACGCAGGGCCTCGGCAAACTGTTGCGCCCTGCTTCGGTCCAGCGTGACACCTGGGGTGTCCGCCAAGGCCGGGACGAACTTTTCGTACAGCGCCCGCCCCAGTTCCATCTGATTGATGGGCCGACTGCCCTGCGCGAACGCTTTTTCGGCTTGTGCGAATTCAGGCACCGTTTTGCTTAGCTGGTGCATCAGCGATTTTTTGACGGTCGTCAGTTCCCGCTTCACGAAAGCGTTGTCCTGATTCGCCATGATGGTTTTGATGTTGTCGATGGCGGAAATGATGGCCTGCGGGTTCTGCCTGACGACGTAATCCGGAGTGGAAACGTACTGCTTTGCAAGGTCCAGCGCCTCAGTGAACGCCTTCCCTTTGGGCGCGATACGCTTCAGGTCTTTCAGCGCCTCATCCGCCGTGACGGTGCCCTTCCTGAGCCTGTCCAGCACCGTCCTTGCGGCTTTGATGTCCGTACTACCGGGTGCGCCTGCGTTTCGTCCCTGTAGGGCGTCGTTCAGAACCTTCCACGCATCCGAGCCGCGCTGCTGTGCCGGGTAGGCTTCAAACAGCGTTTCGCGGATTTCACCCAACGACTGGTTCAGCGCTTTGTTGGCAGGGTTGGCTTTGAGAACGCGGTCAATCAGGCTGACGGTGCGCCCCGGATCTACTTCAGCGGTTGACTGCCGTGCAGCGGTATACAGCGGATTGGACGCCTGCTTTCTTGCGGTCTGCGCTGCCGCCATAGCCGTGTCATCACCAGCAATGCCTGACAGGGCGTTACGCACGGCCAGCGTGTTGGACATGTTCCTTTCGGCAATGTCGCCGGCCACGATGGGGTCCATTGACTGCGCGGCACGCTGCAAGGAAGCGAGGCCGGGGTCTTGTGTTGCCTCGGCTAGCGTCATCTGCACGCCTGGGACACGCGAAGCCCCGGTGGCGTTGGCGATGGCGTCGGGGTCTCGAGCGAAGCGGCGCAGCACTTCGGCTGCGATGGTTTCGCGTCCACCTGACGTGAACGGGCGAATTAGCGCCCCGGCAACTTTGGGCGCAGCGTTGCCGAGGGCTTGGCCTGCCGCGCCGAACGCTACGCCCGTGCCGATGTTGTCCAGCGTGCTTTCACCCGTGGCCGTCGGCTGAAGGCCGCCCATCAGCCCGCCAAGGGCGGCGGAGCCGATTACGGTATTTGCCCCGGGAATGGCCGCAGTAGGAGCGGCAATGGCGACGTTACCAAGCAGATTGCCAAATGCGCCCGCGCCCGTATTAAGCAGCGGCGCGTCTAAGCGCTTGGATTCGTCAATAGACGCTTGCAGGGGCGCTTCTGAGGATTCAGGCATCAGTACCTGGGCAACGCCTCGCCCAGTGTCCATAAGCGCCTTGCCGAAGCCTGCGCGGGCCTTTTCCAGTGTGCCCATGCCCTCGGTCGGATCTAGCGACTCCGTGAGGCCCACGCTTTTATAAAAATCAGCTACAGGCATGTCGGAATAGAATTTCCGGTGCAGCGCCGTGGCCAATTCAACGTCACCCATGTCCTCGTACTGCGGGAACTTGGCGCGCACTTCCTGCATGTTCATCAGCGAATCCCCAGCGGGTCTGGCGACTGGCTGGGCGAAATGCTGAAGCCGTCAGACGCAGGCCGCTGCGCGCCCACGCCAAGCTTGGCGCGAACGATTGAGTCGATGTTCGCAATCTTGCTGGCCCGCGCTTCCGGCGTGTCTTTTCGCGTCGGAATCATGTTCAGCAGCATCTCCTGGTCCTTGTCCGTAAACGTGCCCTCACCAGCAACCCGGAAAATCTGTTTCAGCACGGGGGCCATGGCAGCCACGCCGCCTTCGGCCTGCTGTTGCCCCGTGGTAAGTGCCGGAAGCCGCCCAGCAAGTGGGCCTGTGTCAGCAGAGCCCAAGCCGGAAATAAGGCCGTTACGCGCCGCCTCGTACAGGGCGAAGGTTTCCTGTTTTGCGCGCTGATTTGCGCTCTGTTGCGCGGCGGCTTCAGCGCTCGCTCTTGCCCCGGCTTCCGCGCCCGCGACTTCGGCTCGGTACTCCGGCTGCTGCTCAGGGCCGGGGTTAATCGGGAAGCTGGCAATCGGCGGGCCTGCCGGGTTCAGCGGGTCAGGCATGACGCGGGCATCGCCTGTGTCAACAAACGGGCTTGAGCGCTTCATCGTCAGATAGCGCTGCTGCTCATCCGGCGAAAGCTTGCTGAAGAACTGATACTCCTGCACGTTTGCAGGCGGCTGCGCACCGTTGATTCCGCCGATGCCACGCAGGCGAGCGGCCTCCACTCGCGCCGCCGCGTCTAGCTGGGCGCGCTCAAACTCCGCCATGCGGTCCTGCATCGCGGCGTTTTCTTCCGCCCTGCGGTCCATTGCGGCTTGGTCTGCTTCAGCGCTCAGTTTCCTGTCGCCCATCATGGCCTCAAGGCCGAAAGCAGCCGTGTCGGGGTTGTTTAGCAACGCTTCTGCGTTACCGTCCTTGCCGTAGCCCTTCAGCGCGTCCACCAGCATCTGCTGGCGATCGCGCATGTACTTGTCCTCATCCGCATCAACGCGGCTTTGCGACCGGCTGGCGATGAGGGCCTGCCCCAAACGCTCAAAGGGTGCCACGGGGCTATTCGGAATCGCCCAACCGCCCGCCATCTGCGTGCCGGTATCTGTGGGGCGCGCCGCCTGCATCCTGAGCATTTCAGCAATGCGCTGGCGACGCTCGAGATCACGCTGCTCAGGCGGGGTGAAGGGCGTCATGGCGGATTGGCCGCCGATAAAGGGATTTGCCATCGTTAGCGCCCCATCAAAGCGGCAGAGCCGAGGTTAACCGCCGCACTGCCGATCGGGCCAAGCCATCCGCCGTTAGCGTTGTATGCGCCCATGTTGGCGTTGAAGAGGCCCTGGTTGTAATTGCCCGCAAGGTTTGCTGCCCCGAGCATGTCGGGGCCTGAGGTTGTGGCCTGTTGGGCAAAGGCGTTAAACGCGGGATTGGTGACCTGTGAGCCAGTCCTCACCGCGTTGAGTACGTTGATGGGCCTGTCCTGCAAAGCGGAGAGGAGGCCGAGCTGCTGCGTCTGCGCCTGCTGGCCCGTGTTGATGCCGTACAGGGCGGCCTGCATCATCGCGTCGTTTTCGCGCTGCGACTGAAGCCGCATTTCGTTGTCGTAGGCTTCCGAGCCGAGCGGGATGCCCTGATTCGCCAGCCGGTTTTCGAGGGCTGCGCGGGAGCGGTCGAGGTCGGGCCTGAGTCGCGCCATGATGGCGTCCTGCCCGGTCTGGCCTGCGTTGACCATTGAGGCCGGGAGGTCGGCTGAGGTGATGTTTCTGCTAAGCGCCTGCCTGACGTAATCGAGGCCCTGATTCTGCAACCCGGCAAGGCCGAGACTGGTCTGATTCTGCGCGTCCAGCAGGCGGCGCTGCTCCGGGGCAAGGCTTAAGGTCTGCGTCCACCCGGAATCCGGATCGCTGCCGGCTTTTGTGTACGTGAGGTTACCGTAGGGCGTGACCTGATTGATGCGGTTTGCCGCCGCCGCCGCTCGCGTGGCTTCAAGGTTGCCCAAAGCGGTCTGCTGCGCCGCTGCGGCGTAGTTGGGCGCAGGCGGGGGGCTTGGCGCGTCCTTGAAGTAAACCCCGACACGTCGGGCGAAATAGTTACGCATGCTTATCCTCCAGCCATCGGCACATGTCGCGCCACATCACATAAACCATCATGTTTCCTGTTGGGTGCGCGCCCCATAAAACCGTCTCAAGCTTGAAGCCCAGGTGCTCGTCAAACTTGCGGGCTTCCGCGTTGCCCTCGCCTACCAAGCCGGTAACCCGCCTGACCCCGGCCACGTTGAAGGGGTAGTCGAAACATGCCCTCAAATACTCACGGCGCAGCCAGCGCTTCGTCCCGTCGCTGGCGACGTGCATGCACAGGTTGACGCCGTTGAAATCGCTGTAGACGACGCCCGCCCTTAGCTTTCCGTTTTCTTCCCAACCAATCCCAACGGCCGCGCCGTAATTGCCATGCTCGCCTGTCCGCTCCGCTACCCACTGCACAACGGAGTCGCCGGTTACGATCAAACGACGCCCCCGTCCTGTATCAGGTAGTCGATGGCAATCCACCTGAGTTGCTCAGTGCTGACGGCCCCAAGCATGTGGGCAGCAAACGAATAGCCCATGGCGTAGGCCGTTTGCCAATCCCTGCGAATCGTCGGGTCGCCGCCCCACGTCCCCACATCCCACAGGCCCGAATCCCATACGGCAGCGCTTGAAGGCACGACGGCCAAAACGCCAGTCGGCGGTGACGTGTCGAAGTCGGCATTGACGCCAAGGTTGACTGCCGGGGCACCGTCAGAAGCAAACACGGGACGCAGCAGTTTGACTTGCTTCATTTGCGTGTTAGCCCCGTGGGGGCTGAATGACTGCAAGCCCTGAAAGCGGATGTCCACGCCGTCATCCGCAAACGTGTCCCAGGCTTTTGCGACAAAGCCATTGCCGCCGAAATACATCCGGTCGTTATGCCGTTCCCAACAGGTCGCATTCCAGCCAACAAACCGGCACCACGACCCTGAAATGGTATTCATGGCAAATTGCACGGCCTGATTCGTCCCCGTGGGCACGTTCAGCAGCAACATGTTTTCCGCTGGATACAGGATGGCCTGCCAGCCGTAATTCCCCGAATACAGGCTTGCGTATTCATTGAGCGCGTTCTGGATTTTCGCCGTCACGCGCTGGTTGTTCATGTCCTGCTCAGTTTTAAGCGCACGACTGAGCGGCGTCAGCCCTTCCTTCAGGACGAGAAACAGGTCGCCGCCGTATTTCATGAAGCAGCGCCGGCCAATGGGGTTGCCGACTTGGTAGACGCCGATCAGCGCCCACGTAGCGGGGGCGGCGGGGTCCGTGCCTTCGTAAACGGCCACTTGGCCTTCGGAAGTGATGAAAACGGCGTAGTCGTCGATGCCGAAGCCAACGTCCAGCGTCCACGTCGCCATGGCTACAAGCGAGCCGCCGCGTGAAAAGATGCTGGAGAAATCAAACAGCGTCGCCGCGCCGGATTTGGCATTGGTGGCCAGATACCAAGCCTTGAGGCTGTTTTTCTCAACAAACCACAGCCGGTTTTTGTGGCTGTTGACGTGAATCAAGTCAGCCGCCGTCGCGCCCGTGATGGTTTCCGTCGCCCAGGTGGTGCCGTTGTAACTGCGCACGCCATCGGCCCCGTTCACGGCAATCAGCCAATTCCCTGCGGAATTGACAAACATGGTGTGCTGCCAGCGGGCATTGTTGAGGCTCGAGACAGCGGCGGCACCAACGACGCCAGCCGTCGTCACGTCGTAGATGGCCGTGCCTGCCGCCGCGAAAAGCTTCTGGCTTCCAGAAGGCGGGCTGTAGTCCATCAGGGTTTCGACGGTGCCCGTAATGCCGGTCACGTGGTCTGAATAGCCTAAGCGCACGCGCACGTCGGTGACGGTCGGAAACATGTTGTCCAGAATCACCGCGTCGCGCTTGTCCATGTCGGCCAAGGAATCGCGGGAATTCCAACCCCCGACAGGCGCGGGGACGCTGACGGTGCGCGCTACCTGCCCGCGTGTCAGCCTTTGGGCCGGCGACCTCACGGCTGATTCCAGCTTCCGGACGGCACGACAACCAGCGGCACGACATCGTACATGGTGCCCGTCATGCTCAGGGTCGGCTTCACGGCATCGCGCTGGAGCAATTCAGCAATGCGGCGCTCGTACTTGGCGAAGTCCTCCGCATACGTCATGCCTTTTGCCTGCTTCCAGCGCCAGATGGTGCCCAGAATCATCGTCGTGTCATCAAGCAGGGACGTGTCGGTGTCGGACTGGTATTCCGTCCCACCGGCAGCCGTCCACTGGTTGGTGATGTACTCGAAATAGCAGTCCTGTCCCGCAGCGGGGACGGGGTAGAAGCGGATGTTGTTGGCAATGATGCGGTAGCGGTTGAAAGGCCCCGCAATCTGGATTGCCTTCTGCTGCTGCCAGTCCTGCAAACTGTCCGGGCCGTAAACGGGACGGCGCAGGGTGCGGTTCCAGATGGTGTCATTCACAATCCAGCCGAAGCCGGTCGTGATGGCCGCAAGCGAAGTCTGAAGTTCCGCCGCGGCGGTCGTAAACGTTGCCTCACGCTGTAGCGCCTGCCACTGATACCGCGACGCCTGCTCCTGCCCTTCTTCGTTGGCCAGTTCCACCAATTGCTGGACCTGAAGGTCGGAGGACGTATAGGCAGCATTCGGCACCGAAATGCCGATACGCTTACACACGCGCTGTATCAGTTGCAGGCAATTCAGCATTACGCGGCTTCCTCAACCTGAGGCGGACGCCCCCGGCGCTTCTCAAGGGCCTCAAGGCGGCCTTCCAGGCGCTCCACCACTTCTTCAAGGCGGCGCTTGTCCTCGCGAAGGTCGGCGACCTCCTTCACCAGCGGCGACAGGTCGCGCTTCGCCTGAAGCTCGGCCACGGCCATGTCACGCAGCACGCGCCCGTCCATGCCGATTTCACCAAGGGCGGAATCGGGGACAGCGGCCAAGTCCTCAAGCGTCGGATATCGCGCAGCCAACTGCTCGCGGCGGGACTTCAGGATTCGCTCCCAGTGCATCAGCGGCGTACCTTCTCGCGGGATTTCCCGGCCTGCCTTGAATGCCGCCAAGCCTTCCTTGAATTCCGAAACCCATGAATGCTCATAGCGCCCTTCGCGGGCCTCGCGGCCTTTCCGCTCAATCCACTCCTCGGCGAAAAACTCCATCGGGTCGCCCTTGTGCCCGTGTGGCGTCACCTGAATAAACGTGACGATTTTCGGCACTTCGTAGCCCATTTCGGCGGTTTTCTCGGCATCGACACCGTGCTCACGGTCGATGAAGCGGAAATAAGGAACTCGATTCATGCTGTCTCCAAGCGGTTGCGCTTTGTTTTGCCCGCTGTATTGCGAGCAAAAGAAAGCGCCCCGGCGAACCGGGGCGAGGGTGGTGGTGTTTAGGCCGCGCCAGCCAGCGTCGGACGGTTGCAAGTCACGATGTTGTAGAACGCCGTGCCGTCGTTGTACGTGCCGGTGACGGACACCGCGCCAGTCGTGTTGCCGTTGGCGGCAAGCGTGATGGTGCGGTTATCCGGGTTGATGTCGTTGATGATGGAAGCCGCTGCCGTCGCGCCCGTGGTGGACACGCCCTGGAACCAGCCGAACGAATCGGACACGGTAATGACGGGCGAGCCGCTGCGGACGTTGGCCACCTTGACCACGGTGCTGGTCGCGGCGCGGGTGACGCGGGCATTCAGAATCTGACGGTTGGTCAGCGTGCCGCTGCCCTGACCGGCTGTCGTGGACGACAGGCCGATACCGGCATCCGCCGCGACGCTCGCCGCAGACCACACCGGGGTCGAACCGCTGATGACGCCCCACAGGAAGTAGGTGCCAGTGGCGGTCGCCGACGGGATGCCGACGCTGTTGAACGCCACGGAACGGCCGGTGCTGGCCGTGGTCGCGGCAAGGGCGGCGTTGAAGCCACCAGCCGAGCCGGGGACGTTGGTATCAACGGCAATGCCCTGGTCAAACGCCAGAATAGTGCCGGTACGCAGCGGGGTGCCCGTGGTGAAGGCGAAACGCAGGTACACGAGTTCCTGCGCGCCCCAGTACGGGTCCACAACAGAAACGACGGTGCCCAGCGCATGACGCTGGACGGTATCCCAGGTGGCGAAGTTGCCGACCGGGTTGGCTCCCGCAATGGGGAGCAGCGAAGAGGCGATGGTCATATGTTTCTCCTTACGCCTTCATCACGCCCTGAAGCGAGCGGTTGCTCACCGTGGCGTTGCCCATCCACACAATGGTGCGAACCATCGCGTCCTGATTGATGCTTTCCACCTCTTCCAGCATGGTCATGTTGGCGTCGCGGTGGACGACGAGATCCATGTAGTTGGTGTTGAGGAAGTAGGCATGCTGCGCCGGAATGCCGCCCGACGAATCGAAGAACACGTCGGCGGTCTTGTACTTCATCGAAATCATGCCGGCGCGGCCATTCTCGTCAGCGGTATAACGCTTCAGAGAGGTCTGCGACTGCTCGAAGAACGAGAAGTAATCGTCCGACATTACGATGAGGTCCGGGGTATCCGCGCCACGAGTGAGGCGAATCCACAGCGGCAGCATCAGCGACTCGATGGTGTTGGCCGACGGCGTAATCGCAGCGCCACCCTGAAGCGGGGCCGCCGCGCTCTGAACCACGTTCTGCCAGAAGGCGTAGGTCGAACTGTTAATACCGCCGACGGTGCCCGTGCCCGCGTCAGCCACCAGCGACTGGAGGCCGCCAATCTGGTTGGCAGCCGTGCCGTCGCTGTACAGGTCGCTCGACAAGCCGTTCGCCATGCTGTTCTGCGCGTTCTTCACCTTCGCCTTGACGAAGTTGATGATGCGATTCTCACCGCTGTTCACGCGCATTTCGTAGCCGGAAATGGCGATGGAAACCGCCACTTGGCGCCACGGGTATTCCGCCGCGCTGATGACGTCCACGGCGTTGATGGCCAGCACGTCGAACCCGCTGTAGCGCTGGTAGGTGCTGTTGCTGGCGTATTCCAGCGGCTCGACGACGGAAAGACCGCCGTCCTCGACGCGGGTCTTGCCCGCCTCTTTCAGTTTGCGATACAGCGCGTTGTGCTTCGTCAATCGTGTTATCGCACCGGCTCTTTATCCGATGCTTCACCGCCTTTCGGTCGGTGTTCAGACTACATCATCACTTGTTGACGCTTGGCTCGCTTGGTGGCGCTGATTTTCGCGCCGTGGCCTTTCGGCTTTCCAAGTTGAGCAAGCCTACGCTTTTCGTTTGCTTCGGCAGACCAGCGGTTGCCGACGACATGCCTAGCCGCTTCGACGCCCTTTCGGGTCGCCTCGCCGCCTAGCCCTGCCGAGCGGTCGTGCGCGTTGTACAGCAGGCCCAGGCCGCGGTAGTGGCTAATCCACCGCTGCTCTGCCTCGTTGTGCGCGCCGCGCTTGGGATATTCCGTCTCTTCCAGCATTTGCATGGAAAAGTCGGCTTCCCCGTACCGCTGCCAGTCCTCAACCAGTTTCGGCGCATGGTGCTTACCGGAGCGGCACAGGCATCGGTGTTCCCGAAACCGCTTCGACAATTTGGCGCTTGTCACGCCGATGTACGCAAAACCAGTCGACTTACAAACTAAAGCGTAAATTTTCGCCATTCGGGTTCGCCCTCTCTGGCCTAACAAGTGTCCCGCGCTCGTGGGCGTTTCGTCCGTTCTGGACTACTTCGCCTAGTCGTTGAACCTTCGCCGCATTCCTGCGGCGCTTGGCTGCTGATTGCCCAATCCGTCCTGTTTTCAAACCGTCACGCTTGCCGTTACCGGCTACGTTGTGGTCAGTGCGGCTTAAGGGGTTTCCAGCAATTCACGGGATTTTTCAACGTCTACGGTCAAACGTTGTCCGCAATATCCTTACGGTGGGCACGATAGGTCGTGCTCACCAGCTCGCTGAACACGTTAAACGCGCCAGCGGCAAAGCCCTGTCCCGGTGAAGGCATGATGTAACTCCTATGCGCTCGTCAAACGACGCAGCGTCTCTCTGATGGTGTCGTCCATTGTTTGCCCTGCGGCAATGTCGGCCGGCAAAGCGGGCCGGGAGCGCACGTTGACGCTCGCCATTCGCTTTGCGGCTTCCGCCTTCTTCGCGGCCTCTCCTCTCTGCGCCTGCGCCTGCTGTTGAGTCAGGGCCTGCCGGGTCTGAGGATTCGCGTAGATGGCTTGCGCGTAGGCATCGTCAAGGGACGTCGCGAGACCGGCTTGCAGTAATGCAGCCATGTGTTCGCGTACCGCCTCGAAATGCACGTGCGCGGGGTCGGCAGCGAAGCGGGATATCTCGCTGTGTAGCGTTTCTTCCGCCTGCTGCCGGCCAAGGTTCTGTTGCTGTTCGATGTAGCCCTGCAACTGCCGCATCTGCTGCTGTAGGGCTGAAAGCGTCGGATCTACCGGCGCGGGTTTGTATTCCTGTACCTTTCCGATGTCCACGCCGTACTGCTGAGCCAAAAAGCCCAGAAACTGCACCTTTTCGTCAGGCGAGCCGAAGCGCAGCTTGGCGTCGGCCTGCAAAAGGTTTTGCACGGCGACATCAGGCGTGACGCCCAATGCCTGCATCGTTGGGATAAATGGCTCGAGGGCCTGCCGCATGGAGCCGCCGAACTGCGCCTCCTGCCGGTACTGCTCAATGCCTTTATGGAAATCCTGCTCGCGCCTCAGCACTTCCTGCTGGACTTCCGGAGGTACAGCGGCCCACTTTTCGGCCACTTCTTTGCGCCAGGTATTCGGAGGCGGAATGCTTGGGGCTTCTGGGACTTCCGGCTGCACCTCTTCCTGCGCTTCCTGTCGGGGCGCAAACCGCCCGCTGTCGTCCCGCGTGATAGCGGGCTTTTCGGCTTCAACAGGCTCTGCGGATTCGCCCGCAGTCAGCTTCGCCAGCGTTTCCCTGATGGTGTCGTCCATCGACTTTTCGTCGACTTCTTCCACCTCGATACCGTCGGGGGTTGCCCCTTCGTTTTCGAGCATTCGGCCTCCAGAAATGAAAAAACCCGCCGAAGCGGGTTACAAAAAAGCCCGCACTAGGCGGGCTGGTTACATGCGTTCTAAGCGTCGCCTCATGTCAGGCGGCAGCTGGTGGTAGGCCCGCCGTGCAGCGGCGTCCAAGCGGGCGTCGGCCTTCGCCTCGTCATAGGCCCGCGCCCGAGCGGCTTCCTTCTTTTCGGTGTCCATGCCTTCCCACGGGCGGCTACCGGTGCGCTTCAAGTCCTCGCGCCGACCTTTCCGTCCATGCACGATTCGCCCGTCAACGGGGCTTTCGTAGTCTGGAAGGTCGCCCATCACGTAGTGCGTTTTCGCTTGCGTGTACTGGTTGGCCGGGATGAGTTCGCCGGTTTCCCTGTCCTGAATGAATCGCTGTCTCATAGCAGCAGCAACACTTCCTCGTCGTCTTGTTCCAACAATTCCTGATATTCCCGCAGCCTGATTTCGATGGCGTGCAGGGCCGTCGCGTAAGCCTGCCAGTCAGGCTCCGCTTTCGGCGTTTTCGGGATTTCGACGGCTTCAACAAGTGCCGGGGCTTCTTCCCGGACTTCAGCCAGCAGCTTCTCAACCCGCGCCTTCGCCCGCTTGGCCTTGCGGTAAGACCAGATTTCGGTGCGCGGCGCGTCGTCGCCGCCGACCTTGGTAGCCGTGCCGCCCGGAGCCTCACCGCCACCGGACAAGCCGCCAAGGCCAGATACTTCGCCCGAGCCTTGGGCAGTCGTTGCGCCCTGCCCGACAAGACCGCCAACGCCGTCAACCGTGCCCGAGCCTGACGCTGCTGCGCTTGGCGCTTGGCCTTCGCCAACAAGTCCGCCTACACCGTCAACGGTGCCCGAGCCATTCCCCGCGCCCGCTGCCGCGTTTTGGAGCAGGGTCAGCAGCATTGTGGATTAGCCGATTGCGCGCAGGGTGCTTAGGGTGTTTTCGGTTTCCGCGATTTCGGCGTCAAGCGAGTCAATGCGGGCAATGTCACCCAGATCCGCCGCTGATGCCCTTGCCTGCGAAAGATTCACCAGCCGACGCGATAGCAAATCAATCAGGTCGGCGATGCTCATCAGATCACCATCGCCCGCAGCAGCACGGTGGACGTGTTGAGCAGCATGTACACGTAATCAATTTCAGTGCCGCCGTCCATGTAATGCACATCGAACGCCGTGTCGCCAAGCAGGGCCGCGCCTTGGGTGTAGGTCATCGTCGACCACCCGTCCTGCTCCGAGGTCGTCAGGTTTAGCCTAAACCAACGGCCCGTGGCGTCCTTCTGGCTGTACAGGTTGTTATTGAGATAGACGTGCTTCGTCCCGGTCGTCAGCGTTTCCGTCGCGGGCGAATAGGTAATGGCATTCACCCAGGTATTCGCGGCGATGTCGTAGTAATCCATGACGGCACCCGCCGCGCCCCGGAAGCTGTAAATGCGGCGACCGGCGATGATGCTGTTTTCATCATTCCATGCTGTGTCGCTGGTTTCCCACGCCCAGTGCCCCGACATGCCGGTGTTTGGCGCTGCGGCTCGCGCCAGCGTGGGACTCAAAGTCGTCCACGTTCCAGCGCTGATGCTGTAGCGGAACAGGGTGACGGCGTTTGACCCCATGTAGTAGATGAAGTCGTCGTTACCCTCAATGCTGTATGCCGAGGTCGCGTCAGGCTGCGTCGTCCACGCGGCGCTGGTCGTGATGACGGTGGCCGTGTTGGAAGCGATGGTTCGAATCTGGCCCGCGCCAGTGCCGCCAGTGATGCGAATCTGGTAATTCGTCCACTGATTGACGGTCCAATTTTTCGCGCTGTTCGTCAGCGTCGATGCGCCGCCGGCGGTGGCCGTGCCGGTGGCAAACGCTTTATAGCCTTCGCCCTGCCATGACGGGGTGGAAATCAGCTTCGAGTCGGTGCCGATGACGGCGGCGGGGGCAATGCCGTCCGTCGCGCCGGTTTCGGCAGCGGCCCAAGTGTTGGTTGCGAAGTCGTAGAACCGGAAAACGTTAGCCGTCGTCGTGCCCGCCGCCGTGATGGCATTGAGGACGTACCAGCGGGGCGTTAACAGCCGGAAAGTCGTCGATGCCGTGAACGCTGAAGCCTGCACGGGAACCCTGATAGTCGCAGTGGCGCCGATGGTGTTTGACTCAATCGCCAGCGTCACGCCAGCATTCGGGCCGCCCGTGATGTGGATGCTGTAACCCCGAAGGTCGCGAGCCAGTGTCAGGCCGGTGATGATGGTAGATGTCGTGCCGCCCGTGGCGGTGCCCGATGGCCCGACCGCCGTTGCCGTCCCGCATGCACCTGGCGCAAATGTACCCGCCAGCGCGCCGGACGGGATTTGCACCCACGCGTCCTCTTGCGGGTTGTACAGGTAATGCACTGTTGCGCTGACGACATACAACTGCTGTTGCCGGTAATGACGCGATGACGCGATAAACGACCCGGTAACGCTTGCTGTAGGCGCAGGCGTGCAGAACTCCCATCGCTTAAGGTCCAGCAGTTTGCGGTTGCCGTTGGTGGTAGGCATCAGGTCACCGAGATGTTACGGCGCAGGCTGTCCGCAGCCACGCGCATGAGGGAAGGGATCTGCTCAGTCGCGGCGAGGCCGCCAACCTGCGTCTGGTTTGTCAGGGTGCTGCACGTCGTCACCGTCGTGATCGTTGCCAGCGTGAGAGATGCGCTGATGGCGTCAATCGCGACGCGCAGGCGGCCAGCGACATCGGGCATACCCTGCCCCACCATGCGCGTCAGGGCTTGCAGGGCGAAGCGCTGAGCCTCCAGTGCCTCGATAAGCTCACCATAGCCCGCCACCGGCAGCGGATTGCTTTCGGCAACGTCCGTGACAACCTTCGCGTCGTCCGCGCCCGTCAACGTCGCAAGGCCGACAACCTGTATCTGCGCCGTTTCCCCGGAATAGGTAACGTCGCGGGACGTGACCTTGACGCCGCTACCCGGGGTGTAACCTACATTGTCAGCCATCAGTCGGTAATCCGCAGCTTCGTGTCAGTGCCTTTGAGCGTGTACTCACCCGCCGCATTCGCCGCCACGTCGCCGCTGGTGATTTGGCCGCTACCCAGAAACGTCGGGCCGGTGCTGTTCCAAACCGAAAAAAAAGTCACCGGCTGGCTGGCCGCCGCACCCGAAAACGCCACGTCACCCGACATCGCCCGCTCACCACTGGCCGCAGCGGCAAACGTGGCGGTCGTCAGGCCGTAGGCTGCGATGGTGTTATTCGTCCCCGATGCGCCGGGGTCGCCGGAATGCAGGCGCACCCGATTTGCCGTCAGGGCGTCCAGCATGG